ACGTCCTTGGAGACTCCAGATAATTCTGTCCGTCTTTTTCCGATTGCCGTGGGTCAGGTCAACTATGTGGGAATATACATTATTTTTCCGCATCAAGTCCGACAGATACGGTAAAACAGCGTTTTTTAACGCTCCTCGCTCAATTCCAACACTAATTGGACGGTAATCCCGCATCTTCATCACGATTTTGGCAGCAGTCTCGCGGATGTCCCACCGACCGTGGTCAATCTCCTTGACAAACCATTTGCCGTCTTCAGTGACCTTGACGATGCAGATTGATGTCTCGTCTAGTCGCTTTTTCGCGTTAGCAGCTTGTTTAGCCACTTCTTCAAAGCCAGCCAAGTCGATTGCAATGAAGTAACTACCATGTTCGGGTTCCACGCCATACTTTATCCATTCATCTCTAAAGGTATCGCTACCAGCGTTATCAAAGGAAGCCAAGTATTCTTGCTTAAAAGCAAAGCTACTTAGCGTTTTCTTGGCAGACTCAATCTCGTCAGGGTCAATCAGCGGATTATCCTGAGTTGTAAAGTGCCAAGACTTCCAATCATTATCCTCTTCTTTCTGGCCCAACTTAAACAGGTCATAGAACCAGTTGCGTCCCTTGGGAGTGCCAATGAAGATAGCGCGTCCCTTCTTGTCCGACAGAGAAGCACGGATAACTTGCTCCCAGGCTTCTGGTTTTATGTCTGCAACCTCATCTAGCACAGCGTAAGTTAGGCTCACACCGCGCAGCGTATCTGGTCTATCAGCGCCACGAACGTAAATCTTAGCTCCGTTAATCATGGTGATGTCCATGTTGTTCACATGGGAGTTAGCAATGACTTCCCTGCCAATCTCCATCAACACATCCCAGATAATCTGACGTGCCTGTCCCTGCGTTGGAGCCACATACAAGACTGCTGAACCCGCAGGACATTGTAGCGCCTCAATGATGAGCGCAGTAGCTGCCAAGCGAGACTTCCCACATCGCCGCCCAGCAGCAACAACCTTAAACCGTGACTTATCAGTAAAGACCTCGCGTTGCCAGGGCAAGAGGGAAAAGTTAAGGTCAGACATCAATAACTTCCTCGCCAACACGGTTGACAATAGGAGCGTCGCCAATGCCAGTGATGTTGATAGTCACAGCAGACCTAGCGCCTTTGTCCTTCTCAAACATAGACACAGGCAGCGCCCTATCCATACACATCTTGAGAGCAGTGACCTGACCTGGATGTTCATCGTTAAGAGCAATCTCAATGACCTTGCTGACAACATCCTTGCCAGACGCGCTAATCATCATGTCCTTAAGCTCTTTAATGCGCTGTGATTCCGTCTTAGGCAGCACCGCAGGAGGATTCTTAGCGAACCTCTCTAGAGTCATCTTTCTCATCTTTACCCTTTCGGAGACATGTGCCATAATGAATCGGGGCCATCATCCAGCCCTTGGGAAGGCAGGCAGCTTACCAACCCAGATAAACGTAGCGAGTCTATCAGCAATTCTAGTAGCTATCCAGCGAACGGGTGCAACAGGTAGAGCCTAACAAGGTCAGCTTAGATAAACAAGGTGCTGCATCTCTAATGAGATTCCCCCCAGTGGATGCCATAGTTTGCGTGAATGGTTAACAGGATTGAGTCTCCTTTTCTTCTCAGGGCAATCATCAATTGAAGCAAATGCTAAATTGACCTTTTCGGTGAGTAGGGGGCTCCATCAATTTCTCACACTCACACCGTACCCCTCCCCCCCCTTCATTCGTTCGTTGCACTAACTAAGTACTCATAGGCCTGGACATATGCTTTGTTCGGACGCTGCACTAACTAAGCACAAGCATTGTTGCATTTCACAATGTGGTACGTTTCACAATGTGAAAAGGGGATGCACCATTTCCCTGGTACTTATCGACCCACCTATCTGGCACCATCTGGCACCATCAACTGGCACCATCTGGCACTATGCAACTATAGTACACTTACTTATTAACTGTATATAAACCCATTAGGGTTTTGGAGGGGCCTTATAAATCAAGGACTTACAAACTCTGGCACGATTCTATTATGCTTATACTGTGAGAGGGTAGGAATTCTGCCCTTCTTTACCGCCCTTCGGGGTTTTTAGACTAAAGGACAATCACCATGACCAAAGCAGAAAACCGTGAGATAACCACTATCATCAAGATGCAGCATTTCGGCGCCAATTATGTCGCACGTGGACTCTCCGCTCTTTATCGCTCTGCCCGCACTAAGAAGAGCCAAGATGAAATTCTCGCCGTGGCGCTGGCATATGGCGTAGTCTCCAACGACGAATTCATTATCTAGCGCACTCTTACAGCCTTACGTGTAGGGCTGTAGGGTTTGCACTATCGCAAACTGTTATGCCCTTCGGGGTTTTTATAGGATTTTTACCATGTTAAAAATTAGCGTTACATCTAAGCTCGATGGGATTCGCAGCTGGTCATTGCAGGCCATTGATACCTGCCCTGGCAGCATAGAAAGCCCTGGCGTACTAGTTCCAGCCTGTAGGGGCTGCTACGCCACCACAGGAAACTACAATTACCCTAATGTCCGTGCGCCTAGACTAGCTAATCGGGAGGATTGGCAGCGCCAGGAATGGGCAGACGAAATGGTCGCAGAATTGGAGCGCGACAGATACTTTCGCTGGTTTGATTCGGGTGATGTCTACAATCTAGCCCTGGCAGAGAAAATCCTAGACGTAATGCAACGTACGCCCTGGTGCAAGCATTGGCTACCCACACGGATGCATAAATTCCCAAAATTCCGCATGGTTTTCGATGCTATGCGTGACCTGGACAATGTCTCTGTGCGTTTCTCTGCTGACAGTGTAGATGGTAGCTATACGCCTGGACTACATGGTAGCGTTATCGGGCCAGACGCTGCCACCTATACGGATGCAGCTGGTTCTTCTCTCTGCCGCGCCTATGAGCACGAAGGCAAGTGTTCCGGCTGCCGCGCCTGCTGGAATAAAGATATAGACCTAATCTGCTATCCGGCACATGGGGTGAAAATGGCTAAAGTAATCCGTTTAATGTCCATCTAAGGGGAAACTATGAAAACCCTATTATCTTTCTTTCAATGCCTGCTTATCGCAGCAACAATCGGCGCACCGTTTATAATCTACTTTTGGAATATGAAACCATGAAAACCACAATAATTAATTACGAAACTCGCATAGAATGCGAGAGCGACAGCTCTATTTTTGTTGATGAATTCGATAATGGACTGTGGTTGAATATTATGGTTAGCGGGGCCAGTGCTCGCGCCATATTGACCGAAGAGCAAGCATTGGCACTAATTCGCGCCATTGAGTTTGCACTGTCTGCTAATGAGGGGAAACCATGATTTACGCCATCTTAGCTACTTTGCTGCGACTACTCAAAAAATAGCATATCTGCCACAATTAGCCCCTTCGGGGGCTTTTTTAATGCCTGTCAAACGCATTAGAATGGCCTACAGGCCGTTTTTTTCTTCTGGTTGACCTATCCCCAGCCATTCGGTTAAATCAGCGTCAGGACGGTATCCTAGGTTCCATAAAACCTGGAATGCGTCTAGGCAATTATTGAAGCCTCGCGTAGTACAGCCGCCGCCAGCCGCTAAGAGAATCATTTTCTCTTCGGGTTTGAGTTTACGCAGAAAATTTGCTGCTCCAGGTTCTGTAGGTCTAACCATTTGCCCACTCATACCACTGGTTAATGAATATTTTTAGGTCATCAAATGATGCGCCTATCTTTTTATAATCACCTGATTTACTTATGCATAATACTGATTGAACAATAGTTTCAGTATCAGTATTCCCAATAATAATACACACCGTAAACTGTGGTTGCTTGGCAAGCGTTTTCAATAGTATCTCTTGCCCTTGGTTCATGTTTTCGCCTTGGCGTTTCCATTCGCCTACAAAAAACTTACCCCTGCGCTCAATAATCATATCCAGGTCGCTTGGCAACAGTTTCGGGTTTGATTCAATCATTCCCGCAAACTCGCCAAAGTCGATGTGCGCTGCGCTTGCGCTCCGCATGGTTCTCATTCGACCACTCTCAGCATCTCTAGGGCCGCTTCTGGGCTGTCAATCCTGCACAGTGTTCCACCGTACCACTTTAAGAAAAAATCCTCCTGTAGCTTGGTTAAACGCTTTTTGCTTGTGGTTTTCACTTCGACCAGGAATGTGTGATTCTGATAGCCAACCAATAAATCCACTGGTAATCCAATAATCCAGACATATGCGCCTGCATCCCGTAATGCCTGCACTATGGCGGCCTGGTTGGAATCTACCCTTGCTGCGCGTCTCATGTTAAGCAAATAAAAGTTGTTGGGATTTTACTTCACCGCCAGCGTCATATCGTTTTGATTCGCCTTTTGGATACGACTCTATTTTGTATTTCAATGCTTTCAGCATGGTTTGCTTTTCATATTTGTTCCCCAATAAAAAAATATACCGATGTTTTCTTGACCTATCTTGTAAATAAAAATCGTCACCAAATTTTTCGCGCATCCAATTTGCTCTGTTTTCTTGTCCTCTACTCATGTCAGCAATGGTTGCGCCATGCAAATGCTCCATTCCCTTGACCTTCCAATCTGTTCTTTTTGCACTTAGGCCTGTGTAAATGAAATTTGTGGCCTGATAGACATAACCAACATGGCCCTGTTCCGTGTCTGCATAACTGACAACAATTAACGGTTTTGGGAGCATTTGTAGTGACCTTCCAACAAGCAAAGAAGCCATGTTTTTCTGACTATCACAGCAAAGCCTATTTAACTCAAGAACATTATCAATGTATTCTGAACCACAAATGCCCATTCTTAATGCGCTGCTTGATGGAACTCCATAAGTTACAACTCCAACCAATTTTTCATCATCATATAACCCAAAAGCATAAGAAATTGGACACATTCTTTTTGCGTAATGTTTTTGTAAAAGCCACGGCTCAACTTCAAAACTGTTAATTGGCAGCACTTTTAGCATTTTTCATCTCTCCTAAGACATGGGCTTTGATTCCCTTAAACAGGCCATCTTCATCCATTCGCTTAACTTCAGTCCATGCCCACTCTTTCCAGGCTGGCAGGCGGCATAGCCGCACCATGTCGGCAAAGACTCTGCTTCGGATTGCTTCTTGGTCAAACACTGGATTTCACCTTTGCAATAAGTTCTGCAATACGCTGTTTGTTCTTCGCCATCTGTTCTGCTGTCAATTCGTTTCCGATACGCAAGACAGGCGGCTCGACATAACTACGGCGTAGCAAGGCCATAAACTGCGGCAGAGTAGGCGGCTCTTCTGGTAGCTGCTCCAGCGCCCGTTTTATAGTCTCTGCACTGGTTCCTGCCATCTTCTCACTCCAATGATTCATGGCATTGATTACGCCAGCGTCTGACCCATCAGGCAGAGCTTGCCCTGTTTTCCACTGGTTCATAAACCTAGTACCATAATTGCCTTGCAGAGTTGCAAAAATGCGTTGTATCCAGCCATCAGGTAATTTGCGCGACATTGAAGTTCCTTTCGTCACCAAAAATTGCCCTAGCTGCTGCCAATGTCTTGTCTTGGTGCGTGGTCTTCACTTCCATCCACTCAGCCTTAAACCCCGTCCAGCCTCTTTCACAGCAGGTTTCCAATGCTGTCTGTAGGCTTACACCAGCTTTCCTTGCCTCGCGTTCTATGCCATCAAGTGCGGTCTGCGTGACTGCTGCTTTCTTTTCTTTCCTCAATTTCAACCAATCTTGCCAAACACTATCCGTCACGCCGAATGGCGGGGCGACTGTCTTCTTTATGGTTATTGGTTTATGGTTAGTGGTTAATGGTTCTTGGTTAGTGGTTGGTTGAACGTCCGTTGAACGGGCGTTGAACCTGCGTTCAGCGGACGCTTTACCAGCCTTTGACGCTTGTTCTTTTTTCCCGTGATATTCAGCTATTGCTCTGTCGGCACGGTCGTTAATGAAGCCTTCTTCAGTGCTGACAAAAAACTCATCGAGAACGCTTAAAACTTCCTGCTCATGGTCGCGCATCCCAATCTGTCGGGCAATGTCCCGCTGTTTGATGGGCGCTTCGTGTAGGTAGTAATGGTCTAAAAGCCGCCTGTAGGCAATGTCTTCAATCACTGTCAAGTGATGGGTGTGGCTTTTGTAGTCCCCAATGTGGAACTGGAAATAGTGCATAAGCATCTCCAACTGGCCTCCGCTAACAAGGAAACTTCGGCAGGCGGGGAGGCTCGCTTTTCGGTACGCTCATGACTTCGCACCTAGCCGGGTTTCGCAAAATTCTACACCGATTCTTTCGCAAGCTCAAGTGCTCTGGTCAACAGGGCAATTGTGGCTGCGTCCAGGTCATCCTCTACGTTGTACTCAGCCGCTAGTTCAATAGCTTGGCACAGCAGGATTTCTGCGCTCTGTAGTTCAAGGTCATCCATAGTCATACCGCAAGCCTAACACGATTTTTCGATAAAAACATAGGTATAAACCCCTACGAAATAGTTGAAAAAATGCCAGAAAGCTGCGATAAGATGTGCCTACCGCAAGCAAAGGGCAAGCGGATTTATTGACCAGAAAGGTTTTTTATGACACATACATCATTCAGAGAGCTAGTCAGGAAAGAGCTGGAAAACACCACGTTTTGCTGCTATTGCTTGGAGCCACAAGATGGCAAATATCACTGCTGCCAAGAGAATCATTTTGTTCCATTTGGCGACCTGTACCTCAATGACCAGGAAGAAATTTTGGACAACGAAATAGACGAGTACGAAGGGGCAGACAAATGACTGTCCACACCACAATTCGCGAAATCAAGTGGGACAGCTTGGGCAATGGACAGCCTACCTTTCTCTCTGTCGAATACGAATGGGATACAGAGATGAACACCTTGGTAGTCTTTTCTGTTTGCTACGCAGGACTTGAGTGGATTGACTACCTGAGCGACTCTACCCGTGAACATATCACTAACCGCATTTCAGAAGGACTTGATGATGGCAAATAAACAAGCAGACCGCATCATTGCGGATGCAGCCGATGCAGCACACCGTTATGGGGCAAAAGACTCTGCTGACAGGCTGGCCTATCAGGTCGGCGTGTTACAGGCCCACATCAAGATGCTTTGCCATGAGGCAGAGTTTTTGAATGAAGAGTTGAAGAAAGTCCAGCAGGAAATCCTCTGGGAACGCAAGCAAAAATAAACTTTAAGGAATAACCATGAAAAACATTGCATCGGCACTGGTCAAAGCACAAAAGGCTTTTGGCCCTGCACTAAAGACATCGACCAACCCACATTTTCGGAGCAAATATGTTGACTTGTCAGGCTGCATCGAAGCGGTCATTGACAGTCTGAACAATGCAGGGATTGCATTGGTGCAGCGTACCAGCGAGGACAGCACAGGCGTAACCGTGGAGACTGTTTTTATCCATGAGTCTGGAGAGACTATAGAGTGCGGAAAGTTGCACGTTCCAGCGGGCAAGCAAGACCCGCAGGGGTATGGGTCAGCATTGACCTATGCACGGCGTTACAGCCTCATGGCGGCGTGTGGGATAGCTCCTGAAGATGATGATGGCAATGCAGCATCTCGCGGAGTTCGCACTCCAGCAGCGAAGACTGAATTGGTGTCACCAGGACGCACCAATGTGGTGGCTGGTGTAGCACAAGCAATCAATGAGCGAATGGCAGCAGATGATGTTGTCGGCGCATTGGAAGAGTTCCAAGGCATCACCGATGTTGAGGAAAAAACAGCACTGTGGTCAATGCTTGACAGCAAAACCCGCAGCGCAATCAAAAAGCAATCTGAACTTTCAAAGGGTTAAAAATGGCAAAGCTATATGAAGTGACCGTTGTCAACGGCAAATACACCAAAGATGGTGTTGAGAAAAACAACTACCAAAAGATTGGTTCAATCATCGAAACGAAGAACGGGAAACAGTTGAAGCTGGACTCAATCCCTGTGATTGAAGGCGGATGGAATGGCTGGGCTTATCTCAACACTCCAAAGCCTAAAGATGGCTTCCCAAAGGATGATGGCTTTCCCAAGGATGATGACGACCTAATCCCATTTTGATTTACGGGGGAAAGCGGATGCTGATACAGGGGACTGCGGAACGGTGGTCAGTCAGTGCAGCGAGTACCTCACCTTTTCGGGGGGAAAACAAATGCTTGGTATCGATTCGCAGTTGCCACCAAGCTAAGTGAGTACCCCCACCTTTTAGGAGTAATTTATGGCTACTTATGCAGATTTAGAGATGAGCATTGTGCGCTGGGCAGAGGATAGGAAAATCATTCCTAATAGCACCCCTCAGACTCAGCTTTTGAAGGCCGTGAGTGAGCTTGGTGAGCTTGCAGATGCCACCATCAAGAAGCAACCTGGGAAGATTGTTGATGGAGTGGGTGATGTGATGGTTTGCCTAATTGTTTACTGCGCCTTGCAGGACATCAGCTTAGTTGGCTGCATGGAGGCTGCTTACAACGAAATCAAAGACCGCAAAGGCACATTGCTTTCCAATGGTGTATTTGTGAAGGATGAACAATGAAAATACTTGCAAATATCTTTATGTTTATTGGCCTATGGGCAACTATCATGGTTGGATTTTTCTGGATTGGATACGCCACTTATGAGCCAAAGTGCCGCACCATTGCGGCTATGTTCACGGAGCATTGCAAATGAAAGATGATGACACTGACTCTGGAGGCGACCTTTTCTTTGACTTGGTAAAAACGCTAATTGCCTTGTTTGCTTTTTTCTTATTCATTGTGGTGATGGGGACGATTGTTGGAGGACTGCTCTCATGGTTATAACCATCTTTATCCCTGTGTTATTTGTCTGTATGAATGACCGTTGTCAGTTTATGCAAGGGACGCATTACACTAGCGAAGCCGAATGCCGCGCGGTTGTAGATGTACAAAAGGACAACCTACGCAAAATGGCTCTCAAGGGTGGTGGCATGGTCACCCAACTTGAGGGAGTTTGCATCATTGCAAAGAATGGAATGCTATGAAAGATGCAGAAGACGAAGCCTTTGACGAATTGGCGAAGCGGCAGGGGCATTGGGGCGGTGGCTATCAAGCTAAGAAAGCTATGGCTGCGGACAAGTTGCAGGAGCCGGTGGTGTTTGAATCGTTTTTAGAGTCTCAAGATTTTTACGAACTAATGCAAACATATCGGCATTGTCTAACTGACGCACTTTTGCCGTTTGAAGCAGTTAAAGACGCTTTACGCTCCGCCCACATAAAAGCCTTGGCACAGCCAGCGCAGGAGCCTGTGGCGTGGTGGAATGATATGAGTGGCGTAATTGATTTGAATGTATCAGGGCGTGGCAAACCTCTCTACACCGCCCCATCACAGCCAGCGCAGGAGCCTGTGGCATATGTAACTGGAGTGTATGGCGGTATGTTTGTAGTTGAGCCGTTAAACCCCGCAATGGTTTTGCCTGTTGGCATGGCGCTTTATGCTGGGCCAGCATGATTAAAGGATTAAAGAAGTGAAGTGTCCGACTTGCAAAGCCTGGGTAGAGGTGAAAGAGACTCGCAGCAAGCCCAACAATGAGACGTACCGCCGCTATCAGTGCGCCAATGAACACACCTTTAGCACCAAGGAAACTTTTGCTGTCTGGGATAACTACCGCAAAAGCGACAAGCCTGATGAAATTCGCAATCTGCTGCGTAGCGTACCTACGGGGTTATCTTGCATCCAGATTGGCAAAGTGATTGGAATAACTGAGGGTGACGTGCGAAAGAAATTGAGGGGTATGAAAGATGTTTACATCGTAGAGTGGGTTAATCCACCGCGCCATACCGCGCTGTGGTCGGTAGCTGAAAGCGTTAGAGACAAGCCATCCAATGCCGCTAGGCCCCGCAAGTCTGCGGAAACTTTACGTCAACTAGGATATGGAGTAACATGAAAATCACAGCTACATTCAATGATGAGGAAGAGGCTATCAAAGCCATTCATTCAGCTTACGCTTGGCAAACATTGCATGAGATAAACGAAATACTGCGTAAAAATAGAAAACACGACTTACCTTTTGAGCAAGTCGTGTCTCAAATCCAGGCAGCTGTAAATGATGCTCTGGCTATGATTTACCCAGATTAGGCTTCTTCTTCTTCCCAATCGTCTTCGGACTCATCGTCCTCTTCGACTTCTTCTTCATCTTCTTCGATGTCTTCCACAGTTTCCCAGCCGTTTGCTTCGTAGTAAGCGGCTGCGTCTTGAATGACCTTGATGACGTTCATATCGTCAGTGTCAATGGTGATAGAACCCGACTCAATTAGCATTTCAAACTGATACATGGTAACTCCTATACGTTGATGATTTGACCTCGAAACTCAACCTGATTTTCGCTCCACTTATGAACTAGCTCAGGCCATAAAATCCTACCACCTTTGAATGTCAGAACTGCAAATCCAGACCTATGGTTTAATGGGTTTCCTTCTCCATAGTCAAATTGTGGCCCATAAGGTTCTGCTAGTGTTCCCGTATCTACGCCGTACCGATTGCCGTTGTAATCTGCAAACGGAGTCACTTTTAGGCTGTGTAAATGACCAGTAACAATGCTGATTCCTGCGTTTACAGTGTTGTTATGGGCAGCATGAATGCCATTCTTATAACGATGCTTTATAACGCAGTCTTTTGTAGGCCAAACAGACCATGCAAACTCCCATGCTGGTAGATGGTCTTCCAACTTAAATCCATGTACTTCTTTGTATTGCGGAGCTTGTGACGCTAATTTGTTGGCAAATCGCGTGTCGTGATTACCCCAGGTAAACAGCAGCTTGCAATTATGCCGCGCAGCTTTTGCTGTCTCCTCTATCTCGCCAAGATGCGTTTGAACTGCTTTCAATTCTTCAATTACGCTAGGGGTATGATTCCATCCCAAAGGTGGATGACGGCTAATAGAAGCGCCATCGAATGCATCTCCATTGCTGATAACAACGTGTGGTTTTAGTTCCTTGATAGCCCACAGCAGACCTTTGTATGCGGTGGTGTACTCATTAGGCCAGAAATGCGCGTCACTGAAAACGATTATTGTCTGGTCAAGTATGCCAAGTTCAATTTTGTTCAGAGAAGTCTGGATTGGCTGAAATTGAGAGTATTTTTTAGCCCTGTCATCAAAGTTAATCAGCGGCTGGTTTATTTCTTTTTCAATTCTGCGCCTACGATTAAGGACAGAGCGTTCAGAAACATCTAGGTGCTTTGCTACTAAATTAGCAGAACCATAGCGGCTCCAAATATTGATAAACTCTTCACGAGAAACTTTAGGTTGCATGGTGACTCCACAAAGTTGTGTGGAATCTAACACACATCTATTGCAGCATTATGCACATGACTATACGTTACGCTCAAAGTGTGGGCAATCAACCAACGACCTAAAATTGCCGCCCCATCGGTTTTTAGGATGTAGGGTTTCCCAATACGCCCCAACTGGAGCAAGTATGCTTTTATCCCAGATGATTTTTCCATCTTTAAAGAAATTCAAGTCCATTGCACAGCGCTTCAGGTGAATGGAGTTCATGGTCTTAGACCGACCTGTTTTCACGTAAATGGCTTGCTGTTCGGGGGTGCGGGCAAGCTCGCCACCTGTGACCATAAAACCTGTGTCTGTGGCGTGTTGAATCAGCTTGCATATGTCCAATAGGAAACCTGCTTGTTCTACATTAAGACTCATTTTGCGCTCCTCATTTCAGCCAGCTTCTCTATTGTCCTGCCACAAAAATACGCCCCCATAATTAGTTGCCCCCAATTCCCTAGGAGAGTTACGTAGCTTTCGTTTGCGTTGTACCCAAAAGCGGACATCATGGCAAACAGAAAAAAGCCGAAGAAGATGCCAATCAAGCTCAACGGCCTGATGTTCTTAGACAGCCAAGAGTCGGATGCCATATCCGCTTCCCAGCGGTCTGTAATGTTGTCGGCATCGTTTTGAGCGGCTTTTGCAAGCAATTCCAGTTCAGCCAGTTCCATCTTGGCCTTTTCAATGCCCAACTCCAACAAGCGTTCTTCATGGTCATATTGAAGTTGCCGCAGCTTGGCTACATCTTCGGGGGTAGGGTTGTCAGGTATCTTTACACCTAATGTGTTCTCGACTACCTCTTTGCCTTTGGCTTGAATAGCAGAAGACAGCAGTCCCAAACCATTTTCAGCTAGTGTTCCTAGTAACGCACCAAGTATTGGAATCATCAAAAACCTCTATTTGTGATAACGTGAAATGCCACACTTACCAATGGAACAATGATAGCGGATGCGCCTGTCAGCCACAAGGTGTTCATAATGATTGCTACTTTCATTTCCTTGTCCTTTTGCTTGCGTTCTGCATCTTCTCTTTCCAGCGTATTGCGTTCCTTAATCATCCTAGTACGCTCTGCCATCATCTCTTCCCACACTGGCGCATTGCCTGAGTAGAAAAGAATGTCCTTAAGTTCTTTCTCATGCTCTCGCAATGCTTTAGAGGCCATTGCAATCTGGAGAGCTTGAGAGCTTATCTGTGCATCTGTCTTCCCTATGCTTGCAATCCTGGCTTTGCTGCTTGCTAGGTGTACTGTGTCTGCCGCTTGGTAAAAACTGCTGATTTCTTTGTATAGGCCGTGGATGTCTTTGCCAAGGGCAATCGCTTTTTTATGCCAGCTACAGCACCTTGTGCCATAGCGAAAGCGGTGAATGGGTCAATCATTTCTTATTCACCACAGCCCATCGGCAGATGCGTCCATCTTTGTCAAGAAACTCATTTGCTCTAAGCATCTTGTCCTCATCTTTCTTTGGAGTACGACAAATAAGCAATGTCTTTGTTTCTGTTCCAGGCCACGGGCTTTCGGCAGAGGCTAACAGAGCGCTGAATCCTTGAGTTAGTAGCATTATTCGCTCATTACAGGGACTTGCGACCAATCAATAGGCTGTGCTTCTTGAGCTGGCTGTATTGGAGCCTGCTGTTGAGATGGAGCAAGTTTAGACTGCATTGTTGCTAAAAATTCGTTATCAAACAAGCCTTCTTTTCTAATCCCATCAACAATTTTTAAAGCAGCAGCACCAGCATATTTTGGATTGTCTTGAGCTTTTCTAAGCATAGCTAATGTGTCCATTGCGCTCTTGCTTGTTGCCGCTTTAGCCATTATTTTTGGAGTCAAATAAAAGACTCCACCGCTTGCTGCCAAATACGCAAGTGCAGAAGCATCTAGCTTGTCTTTCATTTCATTGGGAACAATAAAATATCCAACTCCTGCCGCTGCAAGTGTTGTCCCAGCAGTAGCTGCTGCTGTAAGACCTCTATTTCTTAGGGTTGTAACAGCAGAGCCAACTTCTCCAGAATAATGTGCAGCATTTGCAATTGACTCTAATTCGTTTCTAATTTTTGAGTCTTCAAATAGCTTATTAAATTGCCGTTTAAAATTGTCATCAGTTTTCATTTTTGAAGCAAATTTGCTTATGCCTTCTGCACTTCCAAACATTTGACTCAAATAACCGTACTGAAGTTCTTCTTTAATTCCTTTGGCTTCTTGTGGTTTCAAATATTTTTGAGCTTCTGCTATTGCTTTGTTTACATCTCGCAAACGCTCTGGCCTGTCTATGTTAAACAAAAACTCGCCAACAGCAGATGGCTCTGCTTTTAATGCAGCAGCAACAGTTCCGTTATAGAAGCCTTCCATTGCATTTTTATAGCCACGTTGTGCATTCCAATAATCTCGTAAAAGTTCATTGTTTCCAGCATTTGCTTTTGTAAAGCCAAAAGACATTTTTTCAACAGAGTCAATGTTGTTGGTTAAATATTGACCTGAACGCAATCCAGCGGGGCTATCAACTCCACCAATAAATCCAAGTTTTTTAGCAAGTGTTTTTTGCTCTTCATTGCCAAAAGTTACAACCATCACTCCATCCATTGCGTTTCTAATACCTTGTGCTTGATTGTTATATTCAGCTTCTAGTGCTGTAGCTGGTGCATCTGCTTTCTTTAAGTCACGAGCAGCAGCAAGTAAATCACTTCTAAGGGCATGAGCAGTTCCAAGAGTTACTTCATCATCTTGCTTCAAAACATCTTCCAAGGCACGTCTACGCTCTGCTCCAGCGCCTGCAAACTTGCGTCCAGCCAATTTATCAAGTTCTTTTTGAGCTTCAGATTTAATTGCACGAAGGTCAACACGAAGCCCCATATCTTCGCTAATTTTTTCAAATGTAGGACGATATTTATCCTTCATTGCTGTTTCAGCTTCTTTTATAGATAGTTGGAATTTATCTCCAACAGCAAGAGATGCTGGGTCACCTTGTTTTAAGGCCATTTTGAATGCATCAGATGTATCTAATGAATTAAGAACATCTTGTGTTCCAGATTTAAGAGCTGCTTGCGCTTTTTGTTCTT